GGTCTGATATTCACACTACTTTTTCCTACTCAAATTATTATACACTTTGTGTAATATATTTCCTTGACATTTAAAGCCTTTTTATATATATTTGTGAAATTATTATTATGCACAAAAAATAATTGATATGAAAGAAGATATTAAGACAGAGATTATTAAGAATGGAACTGATGAAATTCCAACTAAATTTGAGGGTAAAGCCACTAAGTTAGAAGCTCATAAAAGGACTTCTGAGGTTGTTAGATTAGTTTTACAGGGAGTTAGATATACTGATATAATTGAGTATTGTGATAAGAACTGGGGTATTAAGAAAAGACAAGCTTCTGTTTATTATAAAAGGGCTTTGGAGTATTTTAAAGAGCAGTTTGATGAAGAGAAGCAATATGAGGTTGATAAACATACAATGATGTTGTATGATTTATATACTAAGGGTTATAGAAGTGGGGATTTGAATATATGTAGATTGTTATTGCAGGATATTGCAAAAATGAAAGGTATTTCAATAGATAGGGTAGATTTAACAAGTGGTGGAGACTCATTTGTGTTTAATTATACAAAGCCGAATGAAGATGAGGAATAAATATAGTACACCCGAACTCAATAATTTTTCAGTTTGTTTTGACAAGCAAAACAATTTTCGTATGTTTGTCAAAAATAAATTAACTCTGAAAAACAAACGAGTCCTTAAAGATAATAAAAATAAATTTAAAGTTCAAGAAACTTTTTTCACAAATTAAAAATTACATAAAATGACTAAAACCAAAAAAGCACCACCCTCTCCAGTTATAGATTTAAGGTTTGAACTAATTAGAAGAGACCTAACTCCAGGTGATAATCGGAACAAGAAAGCTAATGCCGTATATATGCTTGCAGTTTTCTTTTTAACACAATGGCATAAAATTTCAGACATAAAATTATCAGAAGCGAGAATGTTGCTTGGTGGTGATAGTTTAGATTATAGAAAATTACAAGAATATGCTGAGTCTAAAATAGATTATACTTCCAACCCACCAAGACATGATGTTCAGATGCAAGTTGACCAATTTGTTGCTTGGGCTAAAGTTTTTGGAAATTCTCAAGCATTACCAATTATTAAACCAATATAAATTATGAATAAAATATTTGACAAACAATCATCAATAGAATCAAACATATTTGCTGTTGTAGCACTTATTTGGTTACTGCCAGTAATTGTGGCATATTTAATTGTTACTTTTGGCATTATTAAACCAATAGCAAAACTTGTTGGCAAGCTGAGAAAGTGAATATTGACTTTAAGCCAACAATAAAACAGCACCAGGCCTGGGATTATTTACATGACGACACAACTTCTGAGATTTTATTTGGTGGCTCAGCAGGAGGAGGAAAGTCTTATTTCGGAGCTGCCTGGTTGCTGTATTCGTGTTTGAGATACCCTGGAACAAGATGGTTAATGGGTCGTGCTGTATTGAAAACACTAAAAGAGACAACTTTAAATTCTTTTTTTAGTGTTTGTTCTGATTGGAAGATTAAAAAGGGTGAGTCTTATAAGTTTAATGCACAATCAAATGTTGTGGAGTTTGTTAATGGTAGCCAAATCCTATTAAAAGACCTTTATCAATATCCAGCCGACCCCAACTTTGACTCTTTAGGTTCTCTTGAGATTTCTGGTGCTTTTATTGACGAAGTCAATCAATGTACTGAAAAAGCAAAGAATGTTGTTGCCTCCAGGATTAGGTATAAACTTGGTGAATTTGATTTAAGACCTAAGATATTAATGTCTTGTAATCCAGCTAAAAATTGGGTTTATGATTTTTATAAACAATGGAGAGATGATAATTTGCCAACTCACCAAAAATTTATTCAAGCTAAACTAAAAGACAATCCACATATATCAGAATACTATGAAGAGCAGTTAAGAAAGCTTGACCCAGTTTCAAGAGAAAGGCTTTTGCATGGTAATTGGGAGTATGACGAGGGTAAAGATAAACTTTTTGACTACGAATCCTTATTAAATTGCTTTAAGAATAGTGTTCCTGAATCTAATGAAAAGTATTTATCTTGCGATGTAGCACTTATGGGTAGTGATAAAATGGTAATAACTCGATGGAGTGGACTTACTGTTGAGGAAATAATAACAAAAGATAAGAGTTCTGCTAATAGTATTGAGATTTTAATTAAAGATTTGGCAGAAAAACACAATATTCCAAGAAAAAACATAATTATTGACTCTGATGGAGTCGGTCAGTACCTTTCTCACTACATGAAAGGCGTTTCTGCTTTCATAAACAACTCAAAACCGATGAAAAGTGAAAATTATAAAAATTTAAAGAGCCAATGTTACTATAAACTTGCAGAACAGATAAATGCTGGTAATATTCATATAAAATGTAAAAATATTGACATTAGAAACAAAATAATAGAAGAATTAGATGTTGTGAGGCGAAAAAACATTGACTTAGACGGAAAATTAGCTATTTTGTCTAAAAAAGAGATAAAAGCAGCTATTGGTAGGTCTCCAGATTACGCTGATAGCTTAATGATGAGAATGAAATATTTGTTTGGTTCTAATAATAAAATTCTGGCATGGGGTTAAAATATTCCAAACATGGGTTGATAAAATGTAAAAAATTTCTTATTATTGCGTGATATGGATAAAGATTACCCAATTTTATGTGCAAATGGACGCCATGAAGACATAGTTCTTCACTTTTTAGCTGGTGTTCAGCGAATAATTGACGATGCTACAGTAGAAGATGAGCATTATGACAATTTTTTAGATGTTTTGTCTAAAATAATAGAAGTTCATAATGAAAGTGGACTAACAGCATTTAAAGATAGTGTTTTTAGGAAAGATTGGTATTTTTCTTTGCCTGAAATGGTTTATTGGGCTTGTTTGGGTTATATTTCCTCATTATCAGTAGAACCATCTGGTTTGACAACTATTTTGAAGAAATTGAACGAAAGATTAAGAAGAACACATAATGAAATAGAGGTGATGATATTAATTGACCCATATTTGGGGTCTGATGAAACAATTTTAAACTAATGATAACAGTAAAGTTAGGGGACAGAGAAGTTGATATTCCAAGTAATTGGGTTGATATAACATTTGAGCAGTTTTTGGGATTTTCTGAATTATGTAAATCAAGAAAGTCGGAGGAAGAATTAAAAGAGAAATACGAAACTCTTGATGAAGAAATAAAAGATTTACAAATAACAATGGATAATATAAAGTTTAACACAAAACTGGCGTGTTATTTTACTGATTTATCCGAGGAAGAGATGGCTATGTGTGACATGGAGCAGGTTGAGAAAATTTTAAATGCTTTAGGGTTTTTGCAACAAGAATATATGCCTATAGCTATTAATAGTTTTAAAATAGGTGATGAGGAGTTTTTCTTACCGTCAAAAGGGATGGTTAAAGAGAATTTTGGTACATATATAGAAGCTGAGCAAGTTGAATTAAATAATAAAAAGCTTGAGGCGGGTGTTTTACAAGTTTTACCAAAACAAGTGGCTATACTTTGCAAGAAGAAAGACGAAAAGCCAGGTTTAGTAGATGATGACTTAATAGCTGAAAGGGAGAATAAGTTTAAAAAACTTGATATGGCTACAATTTGGGATGTAGGTTTTTTTTTGCTTCAACAAGAGGGATTATTGATGAGAAATTTCCTAACTTATCTGAAAGCGGAGGGGACAGCAAGGCGAAAATTGCAGCAAAAGGAACAATAGATGGTTATGGATGGCTTAATGCTGTTTATGAACTGGCTAAAGAAAATATATTTACAATTCCTGGTGAAAGACCTTTAGATAGTGTTCTTTTAACCAATTTGTATGAGGTTTTAACTTACTTGTCGTGGAAAAACGCATGTAATACATACCAAAAGCAGTATAATAAACTAAATAAAAAATGATTAAACCAGAATTAAAGGAATATAAAAAGGATTTAGTTTATTGTGAGTATTGTAATGGAGAGATGACTGGATGCCCTTGTGGTTGGAGAAAAACACCATCTGGTGGTGTTGTTCATAAAAAGTGTTATCCAGCTTATGAAACGGATAGAAAAAGGAAATTAAAAGATTCTGAGCCAACTTGTGCTTATTGTGGGGGAAAGTTTAAAGGGAAGCCATACTTTATGGCTATAGATGGTAGATATGTTCACTTTGCTTGCAGGGTGAAATATGAAAATAAATTAATAGAAAAAAGTAAAGAATAATGTCTTATACAACAACATACAGTTTAGTTAACTTAATGAATGATTTTAAGACCTGTGCCACAGCAGCAGGTTTTTGTACTGTTAAAATCGGTTCTCCAGAAGAAATAAATTTTGACCATAATATTTGTTATGATTTATTAAATATAGACTACCCATCATCATATATAGCTGAGGGTGTTAAGGAGGTTTACACTTTTAATTTAGTTATAGCAAGGCCTATAACTGCTGGAAGCACTCAGGGTGTTCAGACTTTTGATGATATTAGTGTAAATATATTTGCTGAGCTTGAACTGAAAATGTGGAACTTATTATCTTGCCTTGCACTTGGTATTAGTGGTGGTGGAGGATGTAAAGCTCATATACCAAAACACAAAATACAAATATATAGAGAAAAAGGAACATTTAATGATAAATTAATAGCCTTGCGTGTTAAATTTGACGCTATAGCTAATATAGCAGTAACAGTTGACCCTTGTGGTGGAGGCTCAAGTAGTAATAGTGGATGTGATGAGCCTTGCCAAGATTTCTTTGGTGCTTGTGGTTGTACTGACCCAATGGCGGTAAATTATGACCCTAATGCTGGTGTAGATGATGGAACTTGTTGTTACCCCGAAGCCGAAGACCCATGTAATCCATCTGGTGATAACCCATCTTTCCCTCCATCATTCCCAGGAGGTGAGACTTCTAATCCAGGATAATTATGATATTACAAAAGGTGCTACAAAGATTACATAGCCAAAGACACAGACCTATAGACTTGATGAAAAAAACATTGTCTGAAAAAATTAGGTCTGGTAATCAGTATTCACAATCAAACCCAGCAACTACTACTGGTAGAACTGCTGACAGTATAATGGCTGAGTTCCCACGAACAACTACCAATTTTGTTTTATGGGATTTTAAAGCAGAAGATACTGCTATTAGATTAAATACTGGTGGAAGTCGATTTCCTGGTAAAGAGCCAACCGATGCTCCTTATGGTTCATTTAGAAAAAAAGGAGGAGAAAGTGCTTATATAGAAGCTTTAATATCGTGGGCTGGAGATAAGTTTGGATTAAATCGAATAGAAGCTAAAAGAATGGCTTTTAGAGTTGCTGCATCAGCAAGCAATAGAGGTAGAACAGTTAAGGCTAAGGGTTGGCTTGATGATTTAAAGTCTCAGTTGGACAGAATGATACAACAAGACTTAAACTCTATATTGTCAATGGAAATAAATAAAGAATTACAAAAAAACTTAAAATTATAAAATATGGCAGGAGAATTAAATTGGGCTGTAGAGAATGATATTCATGGGTATTTTGTGACATGTCAAAGACCTATTGTTATTAGAATTGGAGTTTACAACGACCTATACCCCCCAGCACATTTAAGAGGACTTTTATTTATTGAAGACCCTAATAACCCTGGTGAGTTTATAAATACAGATATTCAAATGAATGGTTATAGAGATGACGCAACAACAGAATTAGACCATCATTACACTTTTAATTTAGCAGAATATTGTTCTAATTTCTTTAAAGATGCTCCAGCTTTTTACTCACAAAATTGGTGTGACAATTTTTACACCATGTTATATAGAAAGTTTTTTTTAAAAATATATCCAGTAAGTCAGCAAGAAGATGGCTCTTTAGATACAGATTGGTATGATGAGCTTCGTTCAGATATTTTTACTGTAACAGAAACAAACACCATGGTTACTGAGTCAAATAGTTCTGCTGATGATTACATTAGGCTGGATAAATTTGTCCAAAATGGAAACAATGATAGTGGTTTAGCTTGGCCAGCCAGCCCATGGAATAGGCTTATGACGAACATGCCAGACTATCAACCAATAGATGCAAGAGGGCCTGCTTTTATGTTTTACCCATTCTTATTAAGAGGGTATCAGGGTAGAACAACATCTATTGAAATAATGAACGCACAAGGTACTATAGCGGAAATTGAAACAAACGGTTATGAAGATAGGCATATTGCTCTTCATATACATCCTGTTATTTTAGAATTATGGCTTTTTCTTAATGCAAACCCAAACCTCGGCATGCTTGTTGATTTTAG